CTCAAGGCCCAGTTAGCCGCAGCTCGCAAAGATCTCAGCGTTCTCAACAAGCGCGAGAAGGATCTTCGCCAGTTTGTGACGAAGGAAATGAAAGAGCGCGAAATAGACACTGTAAAGGTTCAGGACAAAGTCAAGGTGAATTTCAAAACAAAAAAGACAAAGGGAGCTCTGACCAAGGAGGTGATCAAGAAGGGTCTGGGCACCTTTTTCGGTGGTAACGAGGCTCAGGTTGAGGGTGCGTTCCAGGCCATTCTGGACGCAGCTCCTGTAAAGGAGACGGACGGTGTGATGGTCACGGGCCTCAAGTCTGTACTCGAGGCTTAGAGGGCTGGAACGTTTATAATTCAAGAACAAAAATGGGTCGTAACGACGAGTACTCACGTGACGCGTACAATTACGACCTTGCGTACGATTCGGACGGGTCGGACGAATTCGATCCCGAACTCCATCCAGAAGACTGGCAAGACATGTACTCCCAGGAACTCCTCGATGGTTGGATGAAAATTCGAGATTATATGGAAGAACGATATCTAGAAACTCGCGCTCGGTTTCCAGACTTTGTGAACCTCGTTCTCAACTCGTCCAATTGGTACGACGCAACACCGCAGAATGAGCATCATGAGATCATGTGGAACCTTATCGCTGAACTTCCCATTATTTGTGACCGTGTTCAATCTGAGAACTTTTACGGATGGGCCAAAAATTATATGAGTGAACTGTAACAATGTTCGACATTACCGGCCCCAAGGTTCTCGTCCCCGCCATCCTGTTCGCTGTGCTCAGCCCTGGTATGCTCCTGGCTCTGCCACAGGGTGCTGGTCTGGTGGTCCAGGCTCTGTTCCACGCCCTGGTCCTGACCTTCGTGTACTGGGTCATCGCCAAGTTTGTGCTGAAGATCAGCCTGACTCAGGCTGACCTGATCGTCCCAGCTGTCCTGTTCGTGCTGCTGACCCCAGGTGTGCTGCTGACCATTCCACCCAAGAACGCTGGTCTGTTCATGTCCCGTCAGACCTCTCCAGCGGCCATGGGCGCACACACTCTCGTGTTTGCACTCGTGTTCGCCTTCCTGCGCGGTCAGTTCCCCAAGTATTATTAAATTAAAACTATAGAATGGTCCGGTGCATTGCCATCGGTCCGGGAGCCATGGGCTTCTTCCTTTATTTAGGAGTTCTTTCAAAACTAAAACAAACCGGTAGACTCGAGGATCTTGAGGAAATCTCAGGGGCGTCAGCCGGGGGCCTTTTGGCCTTTCTGTTTCTCGCGACGAAAGGGGATCTCTCAAAGGTCCTCGACTATTCCCTCACCGTGCCCGTGAAACAGATTATGAAACCAAATTTGAAAAACTTTATGAAAAGCTATGGTCTCGTGCCACCAACCAAGATTCGAAAGGTTCTGTCTGAGGCGTGTACCAAGTTCATAGGCCAACCGGACGTCACGTTTGAGGAACTCTATGCATGGCACCCTATAAAGTTTCACGTAAGCGCCTACTGCGTGGACCTTATGAAGACGAACTACTTTTCTGTGGATTCTACTCCAAAATTGAGCGTCCTCAACGTGGTCAGTGCGACCATCGCAATTCCATTCCTGTTTTCTACGGTGAAGATTGATGAGTGGACGTATATAGACGGTGGAGCGGCGGAGACAACCCCATCAGGTCCTTTCTTGGGGAGGAAAGGTGAGGTTCTCGCCATGAAGATTGCCATGTCACGGCCAGTTCCCGTTTCGGATCTGAAATCTTATGCTTTGAGCATTCTCAATTCTACAATAAAATTGAGAGCCGTATATGAAGTGCCCACACTGGACATAGATGTGTCTGACAGTGACGTGTTTGATTTCGGCGCGTCAAATGACGGGAAGCTCAGGATGTTTATGAAGGGCCACGCCATCAATTTTTCTTGACGCATAGTAAATGAAGTCGGCCCTGCGTTCCAGCCACGTTCGTCGCATCACTCGCCGCGTCGTCCGCGTAACCCGTCGTGATGGTACCCGGTACTCTTACGTCCGCAAGGCGGCGGTGAGCCGTGTGTCAGCCGTTCCCGCCAAGGACGTTGGTGCCGCGGGTAAGAGCACCAAGGTTATTGGTAAGCTCAAGGGCGGTATGCTCACCAAGTACGGTTACCACCCCGTCGAGGCGATGACCAACCGCCATAAGGCTCTGAGCAAGGGCATCAGCCAGGGCGAGAAGCCCCTGGCCGTCATGCGCCGTCTGATTGCCATCAGCACCCTGACCAAGCGGACTCTGCCCCGTGCGTCCCGCATCTACAAGGCTGATGCCATGTGGGTCCGTAGCAAGTACTCAAAATCTTTTGGGCGGTAAATATTAATGTTACGAGCTGTAAAGTCGTACGTGTTACCAGCATGGGCGCGTTCTCAGAAGCCCGATGCTCGTGCTCTCCACTACACGATTCAAAACAAAATTCCAGACTGGAATTACGGTAAGATTTTGAAGCGTATAGGGACCCCCTCTGCGAACGGTGCGGTATTTTCCACAAGCCGTGCGAACGTGGTCGTGAAGGTGACGCCGTATTCACGCAACAGCAATGCTGAGAAACGATTCCAGGCACAACTGGGCGCTCTTGGAATTGCACCACGCAGCCGCAACTACCACGTCGTCAATATCAATCGTGAATTGGCTTCTAAAATTTTTGGTGGCCGAAACAACGTGAACCGGATCGCCATCCACGTGATGAATCACCTGAAGCAGAGCCCGACCAATAACTTTATGAGCGTTTACAACTATAAGAATTCTATCGGGGGTAAGATGAACTTGCCAACGTACAAGATGATTTACAACAAGGTTATGGCTATGCATAGACTCGGAACGTCCCATTCCAACCTCCACTGGGAAAACGCCTACGTCATCATCAACAAGGGTACGGGCCAGGTGAAGAATGTGAAGATTATAGACTTTGGGCGTTCGCGGAATCTTGGGCCAAGAACTCGTGGAAGTACCGCGGAGTCATACTCTCTTCGCGGAGCCCCTGGACGCTTCAGTGCCGCGAACATGGCCTACTTTAGCCAGGGAGGTACAGGGCGTCGGTCAAACATCAATATGTTGAGGAACCTAAACGCCAACTTGTACCGGGAACTTTCAGGAAGGTAAAAAAATATCTATAATTAATAATAACAATGGTTTCACTTAATGGTCGAGGACGTTCTGTGACATCTGCTTCCGTAAGAAGAAATAGAGCAACGGTTTCACCACGTGCTACGAGTGCACCGGGTCGCATTTCTCTCAATAAAGAGAACATTATGAAAATGACTAAAACTGAGGCGCGTGAGGCTCTTCGCTATACGACTCCTATGACGTTCTATCGCAAGGGTCGTATGGGTCTTACACTGTTTGCTCTTTTACTGATCATCGCTACTCGTCCAGTTGGAGCATTCGTTAATTTCGCAGGGGCTGCTGGATACGGCCCGGGAAAAACATTAGGCGCACCCTCGACTAATCGCAATAAGCACTGGTTCAGTGCGTTTAAATTAAAGGAGAAATCGGCCGCGACTCAGGTTGCTCAACAGAGTGCCCTTTTGACAACGGCAATTGCGACCCGGTCAGGAACGGCAACCACCGCCATGGCGGTGAGTCAATTTACATCAACAGTATATGGTCAATTTATGTTATCAATGTTTATCGTGGCATACATAATTTCCCGTATTTTACAGTATGGTGAGGCGCGCATGGAACGTCAGAGTAAGAAGGAACAACTTTCTCTTATCGAGAAACAAATGGCTCAACAGACTCGTATGTTGCAAATGATACTAAACTCGCGCAACGGGCGACCGGCCATTGCGGCAAACCGTATTGGTCAACTGGCCCTAGCAAATCACTAAACCCACTCAACAGGGTCCCAGATCCCGTGAATAGCGGGACCTATAATAAAAAAGTTTACTCACCCGCGCAAACGCAATTTTAAAATAAAATACGACTAGTCCAGGATGGGTCGGTACCGTTTCCTATCATGGTACAGACTAAAGAGCAATCAGGACCATTTGTTCCTCAAGATTTCAGGAAAAGAATATCTTGAAGAGCAGCCAATGTCACTCGATGACGCTGATGCGTTGGCGGTAGAAACTGTCGAAGCGACTCGTGAAATTCATGAAATTTTGGAACAGGACCGAAGGATCCTTGTCATCAAGCTCGATATCAGAGACTTTGCATTTGAAGACCTCAATTTTGTTCCTTTTATGAAATACACTATAGCGGCAGCGAGTCAGGGGCTGGATATTGCCTTTTTCGAGGTTTGGGGTGCTAATTCACAATGGAATTACATCGCTTCTTTCCTTCCAAAACACGTTAGAGACAAAATAGTAATAAAATAAGTAATGTACGCATCAGTCAGGGCGAGTTACAACGTCCCACCGACAAAAAACGTGAAATTCTCTCATCCGATCAAACCTAAGGTGGTTCCTGTACTAAAGACAGTGCCTCCTTATAAACAACTGTATATGGAACACACCCTCCGAGAGGTCTCAAGGGACATCTGGTCGTCCCTCGGACCGGGTTACAGCGAGTCCGTGTACCATTGTGCCTTTGAGGTGGCTCTGCGGAATCGCCTCGTGAACTACGAAACCGAACGCATTGTCCCGGTCTTCTACGCCGGTCAAAACGTCGGACACCTAAGAGCAGACCTCATCGTCGACCGCAAGTACGTCATAGAGCTCAAGTCGGTAAGTAAGCTCAACGAGACTTACCGAATTCAGACCCAAAATTACCTTCAGCTACTCAACTTGGACACGGGCTACCTCATCAACTTCCCGGACAAGAGGGGCAACTTCGAGTTTGAAGTCATCGCACGGGACAAGCCCATCGAGCCCGTCCCCGACCAGATCGACTGTTAGTTTGTGGGAATGTGCTCCCACTGTAATTCATTGCAAATTTTCTTCCAAATTTGATCCTGTACGTAGAGTTTCTCTCGGCTCTTGAGCAGTGGAAAACACGGCAGGTATTCGTCGTGCCCAAGCAATTCACAGAGTTTGTAAAGTACAAAAGAGTATGATAAAAAGTTCTTTCTGTTTCCTGGTTTATGTTTCTCAAAAGGAGCTTGTATTTTGTGGAACATAAGCCGGAGCTTATCCTCGAGCGCCTGAGGCATTGTAGGTGGCTGGATACCGTTCAGAATCGTGGAAATGTACGGTACATGTTCGTAATATTTGGCCCAGCCTAGCTTTTTTAATAGAGTCTTGACCTTTTCATGAGTAATTTCAGAAAGGTCCTTTATCTTTTGCTTTTTAAATTCAGCCCTGAGCTGTTCTATGACCATATCAGGGACGCTTGTGGATTCTTTCGCCTGGAACTGGCTTATCCACTCGTTAAAATGATTCTCGCGTTTGTATGAATATACGACGTTCTTTTCCATCTCCTGCTCCTCCTTGAATCCCACCTCGTTGCACAACACCGTATCTATGATTCCGCAATTTGAACACGACTCTTCGCTCTGGACGTCGTCAAATATTCGCGAGAACATCGCACCGCACCCTCTACATGGTTTCATATGGTCTTCTGTACTTCGTACCGTCGTCGCGTCTACGTGACCTTCCACTTCGGTCATGTACCGCTTATAAATGTCCTGACGCTGAACACCTTTGCGTGAAGCCACCTTTAAGTTGAGAACATGTTTGGTACTTACCTCTTCGGAAGCTTCTGAAGTGTACTCCTTTATTATAGGAATACAGTCCAGGAGATACTCCGCCAATTCAGCCTCGGTCCTACATTCCTGTACCCTTTCATTGAACCGCGCCTCCATTTCCGACAAATGTCCTTATTGTTTAAGGATCAATTTTTGGCGCCAAATAGAACTTCAGGTCTCCCAAATTAGCAATTGTATACCTGAATATAATTGGCATGTTCTCATTCTCAGAGTCTTGCATGAGCTGGACACTCGAGCACATATTGGTCGCCTTGGTGAACAGGTTGATGTACTTAAGGCTGAACGTGTTTCCCGTGCGCTTCACTGGAGGGTCAGGAAACTCGATGCTCGTCATTTGGTCCGCAAAGTCTCCTTTGCAACTCAGAATAAGCTTCTGACCCTCGCGGATGATGTCCATCTCTACAGCCAGGTTCCCCATGTCGCGAGTGATGCGCTGAAAGTCTACGGATGGCAAGGTGGTCACGACATTCATATGAATGTCCGGGAACTCAATGATGTCCTCGTTAATGTCCAGCAATTTTAGACGAAATTTAGTTGAAGATTTCTTGACTGGATTCTCGATGAGAAGATCCATGTAGTCCCGGCCCGTGATGCTAATGTCCAAAGTGTCCTGACCAGACACACTCTTGAGCAGCTTGTACACGTTAGCCATATTCAAACCCGCAGTCACGTCTGTCGGGCACTCATACTCTTCAAAATTATCCGCCCCTAGACTCATATGTACGAGCGTTACTCGTGCAGTATCCAGTGTCAAAATGTGGATCCCATTTGGGGTGAAATACACATTGACGTCATTGATAATATCCTTGAGCACCTCGAAGACCGATTTCAGAGCCGAAGCCTGAATCGTCTTCAGATGCATTCTTGAATTCATAAGTTTACAATTCTCTAAGTCACTAACGTTGTCCAGCCTTTTGGTACGCATCCTGGACGTCCCCTCCAATTCTCGCCTCTAATTCAGGTGTCAGGCGGGGCTGGAGTGATTCACCGTACCGGTCAAACTCAAACAGTCCAGGATTTTCCGTACCATCTAGATTGGCTCCTACACCCGAATCCCATGATTCAAAGTCACATGGAACCATAGACTCGAGCCACGCCTTAACTTCCTTACCCACGAGCATCTTACCGTCGTTCGTCACAAGAGTTGGGACCCGCGTGATTTTGTTCGATGGAATCCCCTGTTCATTTATGTTCCAAAATCTGACAATCTCGAGGAGGGCCGGTTGGGTCTTGATGTACACGAGTATTTCCTGAGACCACTTGCACTTGTCTGAATAGACCAGTAAGGCCATTTGAATTTACAGAGTTTTTTTCATCGAATCTTTTTTCGCAGCAAATGGTAATATGAAGGACCTTGTTCTACTGCTCCTGGTTGCTATAATTTTGTTTCTAATTTGGAACGGTCGTCAGGTCGTGAAGTATACTGACGGTGCGTCTCCTGCACCCATGGTTCCTTCAGATGCGCCTGTATCACCTGACGTGACACAGGTTATCCTCGAGGCGGTCCAAAAGAATGCGGGATATCCTCTTGAGACTCTTTACATTAAGAGCCTCGGGGACAGTACATACGATGCCCGGTTCATGTTCTTCAATACTGAAAACTATTTCGGTACCCAATATGATGTCAAGGCGCAGATTATGCCTAACGGTTCAGTGACGGTACTGAGCCAGTCAGAGACTGCCACAACGGGTGACGCTGAGAACCCAGCCTACGTCCCAGACAAGTATCAGCCCTACGAAATGATTGAGGCCAACTTAGATCGTCAGCTCAAGGATGCGCTTAGCGCCAACAAGGGAACCCCCGGAGGTCTTATCGGTACGCCCCGTGAACTGGCAAGTGGTTCTTCGGCCCCTGCGCCCGGTCCAGCACCAACTTATCGCATGTGAATACTAGAGATGGAACATTCTGTTCCATCGGCCAAAGATATATTGGCTGCGGAAAAGAAGAGGGCCTCTGTGAAGAAAGAATACTACAAGGCTCTTCTTGAGCAATTTTGTAGGAAAATTAAAAATTCTGTCGAGCTCGGAAAGAAGGATGCGATCGTGACCGTCCCCACG